ATGGAAGCATTAACAGCATTACGTCGGGCGTTTCGCCTGAAAGAGAACAAAGAACTGGGGCGTAAGTTCCCCCCGGAAGTATTAAAACATATTGTGGACGCCATGAAAGATTATGCGGGTTCTAAGTGTAACGAACAACGTGCGATCTGCCAGGGAGTATTTAATGATGTGTACGATTTAGACGATACGGAAATGGCAATGAGTAACCTTTACACCCTGGATGAATTGAAAGAGTGTGAAACTCCTGATATGGATTAAATTATGAGTCAGTTTGATGAAATATTAACGATCGTGCCGAAAGAGTTCGAGGAGTGTAAATCTCCGGAGACTTTTGTCAGTAAAGTACACGACTGTCCCCGGTGTAACGGCCGTGGATATTTCCTTCCGACTCAGATCGGATATGACGAATGGCAGAATAACCCGTGTGAGGCTTGCAACGGTACCGGAAAGATAAGAGCAACCGTAACGATACAATGGTCTCCGGAAAGTAGTAATCAAATAAAAATAGATAAGCGTATGGAAACAGAAAACAATAATTCCGAAAAACAGATAGTCGAAGAACTGGGCGAAGGTCGTCCGTTTATTCTTGATACCGAGATCGTCGATTATAACGAATTAACTAAACTGGAATACATGGCGATAAGGATCGCCCAGGGAATGGTCTCAAACGCCCCTTTAATGACAAATATAGATAGCTTTTGTAATCAGGATAAAGAAGCCGCCCGGAATGTGATCGCAACCGAAGCGGTGGAGTTATCCAGGGCTATCATTAAACTATGTGAGGAGGAACAACAATGACAAAAGTAAAGAATTACACCCGTTTTTACGCTCTTTTAAAGCGTATGCCTGGTACTTCTGACGACCTGAAGGAACAACTCGTTTCACAATTTACCGGAGGGCGGACGGAACACCTGGGAGAAATGAAACAAGGTGAATACGATGCGATGTGCAATTCGATGCAGAATACCGTAAACGGCACCATCGGAGACGCCGATTTTAAAGCTCAAATTAAAAGTTACCGATCAAAGGTTTTGCACTGGCTCCAGAAAATTGGTGTCGATACGACTGACTGGGATCGTGTGGACACCTATTGTCTGGACTCTCGTATCGCCGGTAAAGTTTTTAAAAAGCTGACGATCCCGGAGCTGGAGGCACTGATCCCGAAATTGAAGTCAATCTCCAGGAAGGCTAAAACAACACCCCCAAAGGAGCCGGAACCAAAGGTCGAGATCGTGATCCCTCCGGAGCTTTTATCCTCTCTCCTGAATGTACCTGATTATATGCTGAATTAAAAAGAAAGGAGCCTACAATGAAAGGAATATGTTTTAAAAAGTCACTGCTACTAAGTTCCGTTGCAGGAACGAAAATACAAACCAGGCGTATCGATGCCGGAAATAATACTCCCCGGTATAAGGTCGGAGATAAACTCTATTTGAAAGAACCTTATATCCCTGATCCGGAGGGTAACGGATATCGGTATAAGTATGACGCCAGTCGATTTATTGAAGAGTATAAATACGACTGGAAAAATAAATTATTTATGCCTGAAGAGGCCGCCCGGTACTACATAGAGATAACGGGGGTTACTTCTCAGAACTTACAAGATATAACCGAGGAGGAATGTTATAAAGAAGGGATTGTCGTCTTTACTCCACCCGACAAAGCTCCTTTGTACATGGCTGAGGTCGATAATTATTTAATCGCTGAACCGAGCGCCAGGGAGGCTTACGCCGAACTGATCGATCGGATAAATGGGAAAGGTACCTGGGAGAGTAATCCTCTGGTTTGGGTGTATGATTATAAATTAACAACGAAATAGAAAGAAACTAATTATGAAATTCAGTGATTTAAAACCTGGTGATAAATTTAGATTTTACGGAGGTGCGTTAAATATGACCTATTTATTTGTAGGTAAAAGGGTTCAAGGAAAGGACGTGGACTGTTTATATGCACAGGATGGACAAACAGTATATGTATATGATGATGTAGAGCCTAAAGGGTTAAAATCAATGTGTTCAATTACTAACAAAGATGTCGTTTTAAAAAAAAAGTAAAACAGAATAGAAATGAACCAACAAGATTTTGACAAAGCGATAAAAAAACTTCCATCGCCAACAGAAATAGATGTCGATATATACATTATCCCCAGCATTGATACAGGTTGTCGATTTATTTTCCGCAAAGAGCATTTTTATATCAGCCCACAGGGAGTAAATTTAGTCATGTGGGTTTTAAAAGAGATAGAATATTCATAACAATAAAAAAATGAACAATGCAAAAATTTATATAGAGAGCAATAGCGTAAAGTTATCCGAACATTCGGGCGACTATGAGGCTGTATCTAAATACCACGCATTAAAAGCGCTCGAAATGCAAGAACAAAATTATGCTTGGCATGATTTGACTGTAAATCCAGATGACCTTCCAGAACACAGAGAAATCGTAATAGTGAAAATGAAATTCGATATGTATCATTACGCTATTGGTACATACAGTCAGATTGATGGTAAATGGTATTTGAGAGAAGATGACGAATTTTATCAAACAGATAAAGAAGTTACCAAATGGCAGAAGATTAACGATTAACAAGATAGTAAATATGAAATATATCGTTTTTGAGCAAGATTTAACGGGGCTAAAAATGCCGGTTGTTTTTCCGGATCATATAACCCATAGTCAAATAAAGATAGAAGGCTCTCGCCCAGTATCAGCCGGATTTTGTCAGGTTGGAACGGAAGAGATCGTAACTATTGAACCCCACAAAAGTGATAGTTTAAATCTCGCTCCAATGCCTGGAGATCGGGAGCTTATCGTCGCTGTATTTTGTAATGCCGGTATTTATGCTTTTATGGGGATTATCCCTGATATTTAATTTATTAACTCTAAAAAAAGAAATTATGGTTGCAATAACAGTAAAGGACACCGAGTCTGATCGGAGTATGATCCTGGAGGTGACGGATCACGGCGACACGGCCGAAATGAAAGTGAAATTTGAACCTCCTCTGGAGGGAGAACATAACGATCTCTGGGGCATTTTGGCCGGTCGTGTTTTAGATTTATTAAAGGAGAATGATTTATAAACGAATAAAAAATTAATGTTATGGATTACAGTAAATTAACACCAGAAGAAAAGGAACAGCTAAAGCAACAAATGGAAGCTGAAGAAAAAGCGAAACAGTTAAAAATCCAGGAGGATCGAGAGACTTATAAAGACCTCGTGGATAAGTTTGTTATCAACAATGTAAAGACGTTGCAAAACCTGAGTAGCCAGATGATGCAAATAAAAAAGAATGTTTTCGACTCTGCCGAACTTCTTATCGATATGAAGGACGACCTCTTTAAAACAAAGGCTGACCGGCGTAGTAATACATTTACGACTCAGGACGGGCGTATGAGTATAACTCTGGGTAATCGTATAAATGAAGGCTGGGACGACACGGTGAACGCCGGTATTTCAAAGGTCAAAGAGTATTTAAGCTCCCTGGCAAAGGATGAAAACTCTGCTGCCCTGGTTGATACGGTTATGGGGTTGATGGCGAAGGATCGTAAAGGAAACCTGAAGGCGAATAAAGTCCTGGAGCTGGAGAAGCTCGCCGTTAAAACCCAGGATAAAGAGTTCTTGGACGGTATCGCCATTATTAAAGACGCTTATCGTCCGGTTCCGACTTGTCAGTTTATCGAGGTAAGTCTGAAGGACGAAAAAGGAAACGACGTTAAACTCCCGCTTTCGTTGGCGGCCATGTGATATGGAACGGATTAAAAACCTTTTCGAGGAGAAGCTGGCGCCCATTCTCCGGGCGTTGGCCTCCTGCCGAACGGCGGATCAGTTGAACGTTACCAGAGTGTGGGGCGTCGGGGTGATCCTTCGACTGGCGGATCAGATCGAAAAGACCGGCAATATCCAGGAGAAACGGTTCGTAAAGAGTTATAAATATTATATTACTACTCAGATAAATGAAAAATATATGGAAAAGAAACCAGAGACCGACGTCCTTACGATTGTCCGGAAAGTACCTCCCCACGTGAGCGTCTGTCGTACTTGCCTTGGTGTCGGTAAAGTTTATACAGTGCAAGATAAAAGACACGTTCTCCGGGAATGTTCTGACTGTTGCGGTACCGGAAAAGTAAAAGTAAGCAGCACGATAACGACCAGGGTACAGCCTTTTATTCCCGGTAAGGATGATATCGGGAAGCCTATATCGATAGATTGATTTTAACCCTGTTAATAATTGCCTGTAAATTTGGAGTTTACAGGCTTTTTTATGCTTGTAATATTGCCGATTAAGGCGTAAAAACCTACTTTTGTGTATAAAATAACACCCATGTCAAAAGGAAGAAATAAAGAACTTATAAGTCTCCGGGATGAAAAGCTCCTCCGCCGGTACTATTACTGGACGGAAGTACAGCGTCTCCGTTTCGACGACGCCCTGAAGGTACTCTCCAGGGAGGAGTTCTTTATTTCTGAAGAAAGGATCATGGCGATAATTCGGGAGAACTGTCATAAGATCGACGATATTGTGGTAAAGCCGGTACCCAGGGTAAAGAAACCCCGGATAACGGCCGCCCAGTTGTCTCTCTTTACAGAGGATTAGCTGCACTATTATCGTGATAGTTGAAACGGAAGGTCGTTTCGTACACTTTAATTTGTCCTGGTAGTGCGTAATCGGTACCTTTTACCCTTTTTAGCGGACTCATATCTCTGGAGTTCCGGTATCCTTGCAAAATTTTATACAGACTTTTATTCTTTTCCAGACGCTCCCGGATTTTATCGGCCGTTCCGGAGGTGTAATGTGTATCGTCGTAACAGTCGATGGCGAGCTTTACCGTGATCTCACACGTTCCTTTCTGAACACCGACTCCGATATCCGTCCACTCCGACTCTATATTCCCGATCAGGACACACGGGAATGTTACCGGATAGGTTTCTTCGTCTGTAATTAACTGGCCGTAATCTTCATCTACGAGGCTGAGTCCCGGCAACATGGAGGCGATCCGCTCCTGGATTGATAAAAATATTTCTTCCATATTTTACGAATTTAGAATTTTACGAATTTCTGTTTCTGTTTTGCCAGCGATTTTTTCGTCGAGTTCTTTACTCTCGCCGATAAACTGGCGCTGGGGCATTTTTATTCGGAGTTTCTTCTTTTTTGTGAGAGCGAGCTTTTTCCATTGGATAGCCTCTGGCGGATCGTCCGTTTTGCCATTTTCCTTGCCTTCTGCGCCCTTTTTGGTTCCTCCTCCGGCCTGGTAATACTTCGCCCAGGCGAAACGGCGCATTTTGGGCGTAACGGTCGGATGTAATGTTCCACCCCAGTTGTGGGCAGGGGCGTATATAACATCATTACTGACTTTTACTCTCCCATCGGATGGGACATATTTAATACTCCCGTATAAAAGGTTTCTCCCACTGAGTAAGGTACCGTAATTACTTCCAGCGTCTTTTCCTCCGGAGGATAACCGTCTGGCCTTTTTCCACTTCTTCAGTCCGCCGTTCATAAAACCTCCTTTCCGGAAATTTTCCTGATAATGATCTTTAGCCAGGCGTCCGGCGTGGATTGGCATTTTACGGCGGAAGAGGTCGTCGAGCTCTTTCTTCTTTTTCTTTATTTCCTGATTAAACTCTTTTATATCCATTTCTTTCTTGTGTTTCAAAAAAAAGTTTATATTTTTGCAGAAACGATGTTTTAATACATCAATTTTGCCAATATGAATATACCGGAACAAGTAAAAAAAGCAGCAGAAAGCCATGTTGAAATGTATGGACTTTCTTTTAATTACCTTGGTAAATATCAAGGTAAGGATGCTTTTCAATTCCATTTTCCAGATGACGCAAACACCGGTTTTCCTTTTGTCTATTTATTCGATGGCGCCAGTGTCACAGAAGTAACCGGATTTGAAGCCCTTGATATAACCGGACTATTGGTCGAAAATATCGATGTGGTCGATGTTGAATAGCTTATTGTCTATTCGCATTATTCCTCGACAATTATGTATTTTTTCCGAGCCATATTTAGCTAAGTATTCGAGATCGTGACTTTCTCTACCTGATCCTTTGGAGTTATCCAGTTGAGGTTCTATATATCTTAATTCCCCGTTAGAAAATCTTTGTAGGATAGTAGCATGGCCACCCCCACCTTTCCAGCCGATACTTAACTCATAAATGCCTTCTTCTTTACATATTTCATTAAAGAACTCCAGATAACGTTTTTGTGTCATTTTTAAGTATCCTTTTGCTGTAAGCCAGTCATTCATACTGGTGTGTTGTGCGGGTGTTCCATCGATGTTTTTCCAAACCTCCCACGCATTCATACCTCTGCTTAAATATTCGAGCTTCGACCCTTTGGTATTAGATTTTGCCGTAACATTAAATCCTTTGTAGCGTAACACATAAGCCGGTGCACAAGTCTGACAGTTGATGCCATAACCTTTTTCCTTGCCATAATTCGGGTTTGCGTGTTGCTTGTCGGCTTCTTCAACAGTCATCGGCTTGCCTTTTGTAATATTGAGAGCCTTTTCTATTTCAAGATTATGCCTGGCAATGGCCATTTTTTCTTCTTCTGTAAGGTTATCCGGCATTTCTGCAATCATTTCTTTGATACGTTTCAGTAATTTGTCTGCGGCCTTTTTCGCTCCCGGATATGCCTCTTTGATGTAGGGATGGTCGTCGGAAAATAACTTTGCATCCTTACCTGGATTATTATCCAGTCCCGGATCAGGTTTGTTTCCAGGAATACTTTCCGGTATTACTGTTGGCTTTTCATCAGTAGAAGAAAGTCCACATTTACAATTCCAACGATCCCCCGGCCGGTGTTCTGACCAGAACGGGTGATCTATCGGTAAGATAGTCCCCCAGAATTTTTGATGATCCGCCCCCGGATGGATACTGGTACTCGGTATCCATTTCAGGTTCGGGAGGATATCTTTTTCCCTCTCGAATTGTTTCCATTCGGCCGCCTGGCGAGCCCGGAGGATGGCGGTGTCATATTCCGTTTTGAGCCATTGATCTTTATGTTGTGGGCTTACATATTGCTCAGTATCTCGTTTAAACTCCTCAAAAGACTTTAAATTCCCTTTTTCGTCGAGTAGCTGGCGAACTATATCGTTCTGCCAGCGGTGAGTCTTAAAAGCCGCAAAAACGGAAGCGTCATTTTTAAGCGCATTGTAAAAGTCGAAATCCGGATCATTCTCCTGGCGAGCTCCGAACCCTTTATCTATTGCTTTATTCATGGTCTCCCAGGTAGCGTTAAAAAGGTTCTCCTCTATCTCTGTCATCGGATTAAAATCCTTTTCATAGATACGTTTCAGGGCTTTTTTGAGGGCTGCGTCGTCAAACGTGAAACTACTTTGTACGTCTTTATCGGCCTTCCTGGCGTCACGATAAAGATCATTCATTACCACTCTAAAGCCCCTGTTTCTTTTCCAGGGGCGTCCGAAAAAAAACCGGAGAGCCAGTTTTTGAGGAAATTTTCTTTTTTCTTATCGAGCTTCTCGGCCGGATCAGTTTCCGGATCATCCTCCTTCCCTTTCTTATCGTTATTCGGATCGTCCTTTTTTTCTTGGATATCTTCCGGCTTTTCGGATTGATCCGTCGGTTTCTCCTCCTTTTTTTTCTTCAGCTCCTCGTAATTGGCTGGCTTTTCTATACCGTATGTTTCATAGAAATAATCGTCTGACATTGGGAGCCCGACTCCGTTTTTGAGTTGTGTATCGATCTGAATACGGGCGGATAAGTCCTTATTTTGAGGTACTACGAATGTAAACTCCCCTCCGGAGGTATTTATCCCCAGATTGGTAAAGATATCCGTTAAGTCGTAATTTAAGACACTTAATACCATTTCTCGGTCGGCACGTTCGATTTTATCTTCTACGCTTTGGTGTACGGTTCCGAGTGCCTGAGTACCTACGCCGCCCGTCTCGGTGGTGAGGGTATTACCGAGCTCCAGTTTACTCATTTCGTCATTATTGAACTGGAGAAACGCTTTGTATAAATCGCTACTGGCCGCTTTACTCCCTGAGTCATGCAGAACGATCTCCGTACCTTTTGGATGAACGAATACCGCCGATCCACCCATCGAGTATAAATCCTCAGTCATTTTGTTGCGGGCTTCTTCGTCCCATCCGTCGTAAATTCCCTCTTTCAGGGGGTGCCCGTAAAGCTCGATAAACTGGGCATAATCGGCGATGGCGTTACGTTTATAAATTACATACGGAGCCGCTTTCGAGAGGAGTCCCAGGTCTCTCGGATTACCGACCATAATCAGGTCGGCGTAATCGTCGAAACTTTCCCCGATAATATCGGTTTGACGGCGGAGAATAATCCGTTTAACCGGATTGACGTGTTTACGTGGGATCAGGTCGTAACCGATCCATTCCCCGTTCCGATAAAATTGGAAAACGGAGAACCCGTACTGGATTGTATCGAGGAGATCGGAGAGAAAATTCCTGAACCAGGGTGATCGGAGCTGTTCTCCGATCGCTTCGTCTATTTTACCGTTACGTTTAAATTCTATCGGAGTGTTCAGGATATGGGACTTTCTTTTTTGGATCACGGCGAAGAGGTGAGCATCCGTCAGGACGTCCTCGTATATATCAAACAGTTTTGCCCAGGAGGGAAAATCGACATTTTCCGCCGCTTTGATCGCTTGCATGTAATCGCCGATATCGATCCCGCCTCTCCTGGCCTGGGTGATGATAATCGTTTTTGTTCCCTGTTTTTCGGGTTGCCGGCCGACGTTACCCTGGACGGCTATTTTATTGTATTTCTTTTTCTTTCCCATGACTTAAAAATGATTGATACGTTTATGATTACTTCTCATCTGGTAGGGTGAGCTGGTCTTTTTTTCCTCTTCCGTTTGTTCGGCCGGAGGTAGTCCATCGACGGAGATATCTCCCTTACGGACGGCCTTCAGCCATTCAACGGCTCTCTCGTACCGGTCTTTTCTCATTTGAGATAATTTCTGGGGGTTGTGGATACAAAAGAGATGATATACGGCGATATCGATACACATCATAAGTACAAGTTCATTCCGTGCCTTATCAGTGGCGGCGAATACTTTATCACAGTTGTATCGTCCGGAGAGATAACAGCGCATTTCGCTTATAGCTCTCTCGGAGCATATCTCGACGACCGCTTCGTCCTGGCGTGTAATAGCGTCCAGTATTTCCCGGTGTACGGTTGCGTCGTAATCGTTTTTTGATATAAACTGACTCATATATATAATTTTATAGGTGAATACTTTATCGGCGGTATTTATTATATTTCCGCATAGCTTTTGCCGGGATTACGATCGGCGGGGCGAGCTCCTGCATCTTTTGCTCGATGATCCTCTTTGCACCTTCTATACAGTCGATACCATCGGCCGGATAATCCAGGGCGAGTGTAAAAAATTGGAACTCGTTATCGAGCTCTATCATATTCGGATCGTCTTTTTCATCGATATTCATTACCAGCGTCCCCTCCCTATCCATCGGCTCCAGGTTTGCGTCAATACGGACGGCTTTATCCGTTTTCCTCTCTTCGTCCGGAGTGATGTTTATGTTTATCTTTTGTTTCTTCCGGTGCTTTGCTACTAATGGTTTAAATACCTGTTTGAAAAATGGGTCTTGCATAGAGTTATTTTCGATGTAGTGATAAACGGGAACTCTTCCGGCGACCCACCGGTGGAGCGCAAAATAAAAGTTTATAAAATCGCTGTTTGATCCTTTAAAAATGTATCCTTTGATTATGTATAAAGTCTCGTTTAACATACCTACCAGCCACACCGCTTTCCGGGAGCCCTTCTTGTTTTGAGCCTTCCCTTTTAGCTCGCTTTGTGTCGGGTCTCCGTATGCAACCAGGAAGCGGAATTTTTTCAATGAAGGTATTTTCCCCTTTTTCCTGTTTTTAAATACCTCTCCCTCACTTACGGGATTGTTATAATATTCGCCCTGCTGGGCTTTTGTGCTAATTTTGGAGAGTACCCGGTCGATCATTTTTTCGGAGTTCTTTTCCGGCCAGGTTGATCGTCCCTGTTCGTCTCTGATATTAACGATATCCCAGTGATCGGCCATTTTACCCGCCCTGGTGATACAGCAATCTTTTGCGATAATATTACCGCACCAAAGTATAAGAGAAGGCTCCGAGATGGAACGGGTCGGATAAAGTGCTTTTTCAAACCATGACCATTTCTTCTTTATGGTCTCCGGATTAAGGACGTCCTCGTCTGTATCGAAGTCGTCCATAATTTCGATATCCGGGCGGATCGCCTCGTTACGTGATCCACGGGGGCTCATACCGGCACCGAGAGCACGGAAGGCCACACCTCCTTTTGTAATAAATTCGTTCTCCGTCCAAAATCCCAGGGTCTCCTGCTCTCCGTAATACGCTTTTATGCGTTGGTTTGCCTCCAGGTTTGCCCGGTAAGGTGCAAGCAAACGGGCGGCGTTATCCTGGCTACAACTTGTTAAAAGAACGTTTTTCTTTTTTCCGGTTAGTGTCAGGTACATGACGATAAACATACATACCGTACTTTTCGCCAGTTCACGGCTCCAGGAGAGAACCTCGTACCATTCAGGGTTATCAATGATCCGGACTATTGCTTTTTTGTGGAAATCGGCAAATTCATATTTTGCGTACTTTGGGAAAAAAAATTTAATCCACTCGACGGGGTGCTCTTCCAGGTATTTACGATGCTTTTCGATATCTGCCACGCTCATACCCGGATCGACCTCCGTCGAGTTAGCTATACTATTTTTATATTCCTCCCAGTCCCGGAGGGCGTCACGATCGATCTGTTTCATACCTTACTTTTGTTTAATACTTGTTTTGATAAAGGCGTCGAATAGCCTGGTTATGTTTTTGGCACTATCCAGGTCGATCGGTCGGACGAACTCGATAAAACGGGTTCCTACACTAATAATATCAGCGATACCGGTATCCGTCTCCATTTTCTTAATTGCTGCCGATAACTTGCCCAGGATATCGGCTTCTTTGCTGGAGGCGAACCGTTCTCCCTTTGGCCGTTCGTCGATCGCTTTGTTTATTTCGGCCACTTGCCGGTATAAACTGGCGATTTGCTCCTCCCTGGTGAGAGTGATCCCGACTTTACGTTCCTCCCATTTTTCCGCTTTGATCCACTTGCTAATCGTCTGGCGTGAAACGCCGATTTTTTCGGCTATTTCGGCCTGTGTCAGGTTCTCTTTCAGATAGAGCATACCCGCCCATTCCTTCTTTTGTGCGCTTGTTAAATTTGCCATATTGCCTTTTTTTATAGGGCAAAATTGACATTATAAAAACGAGAAAAAAAACCGTCTATTTATCTTATCATCTTAAAATTATATCGTTCATTCTTAAAGTTTTATGATGCTTTTCCGATTTGCATAACGGTAAAAGTTACCTCAATTTTGCCACATAATCGAGCGGGAAAAACCTCCTCAAAAACGACTTAAAACGATAAGGCATGAATAATTTTTTTAATACGATACCCGGTGATACTCCCTGTATTCTTTTGTATGGGGATATCGGCGACTGTGATAAAGTCAGGAGCGGAGATGTAACCAGGGAGATCAAAGAAATGGAGGCGTTATATTCTGATATCGACGCCCGGATTAATAGTAACGGCGGGGACGTGTACGCCGGTATCGCCATATTTAACGCCTTCCGGAATAGTAAGGCGAATATTACGATTTATATCGATGGTATCGCCGCCAGTATTGCCTCTATTATTGCCCTGTGTGGAAAGCCGGTTTATATGAGCCGATACGCCCGTTTGATGCTTCATAGTATTCAGGGAGGTGCGTATGGCAATAAGAAGGAGCTCGCCGAGGTTATAAACCAGATTGAGTCTCTGGAGAATACTCTGGCGGAGATGCTGGCCGAACGTTGTAAGAAAACGGCCGAGGAGATTAAAGCTCTTTATTTCGACGATACCGATCACTGGCTTACCGCCCAGCAAGCTCTGGACGCCGGTCTTATCGACGGTATTTATGATATGGAGGAAACGGTTCCGGAGGACTCAACGCCGGATCAAATATATACCATATTTAATAACCGGCTGAACTCTCAGCCATTAAATGACAATCAAATGAATTTTGACGAATTGAGAAAACGTCCGGCGTTCAAAAATTGTACGACCGACGAAGATGTACTCCGCCAGATCACTCACCTGGAGACAGAGGCGGATAAAGTTCCGGGGCTCACTCAGGAAGTAACCGACCTGAAGGCCAAAAACAAAGTGTTTGAGGATAAAGCAAAAGCGGACGCCGAAGCGGAAATCGATAATCTGGTCGATATCGCTTTCCAGGAAGGCCGTATCGCTGAACCTCAAAAGCCGACGTATAAGGCTATCCTCCAGGCTGACCGCAAACATGGCGAGGAAATCCTGAAATCATTACCGGCGAAACGTCGTGTAATGAACGATCTCCACAAACCGGCGGCCGGTGGATCAACGTCCAGCCCGTGGGACGACGAAATGAATAAAATCCGTGAAAAGAACGGATATACTGTGTAATCCCTAAAATTAAAAGCTAATTATGGCAATAGTAATTGTAAACACCAACTATGAGGGTGAGGTACTGGAAAAGCTCCTCACCAAAGCGTCCACGGGTAACGAGCTCGTTCAAAAAGGGCTGATCCGTCTGGAACCGAATGTAACAAAGAAATTCTCTCTCCCCCGCATGAAAACGGGTAAGATGCTCCAGAAGCGTAAGGAAATGCCGAAACAGTCGGATAGCAAAGGAGACTTTAAGTATGACGAACGTGTCCTGATCCCGCAGGAGTTTATGGCTTTTACTACTTTCAACCCTCGTACCTTTGAGAAGGTATGGCGTCCGTATCAGCCGAAGGGAAACCTCGTATTTGCCGAGCTCCCTCCTGAAGGACAAAACGAGCTTTTGAATGAAATGGCGAAGGTCGTTAATTTCGAGCTGGGCGGTCACTTTATTAACGGAGTTTTCGGTGACGATGACGATCACCTGTTCGACGGTCTTTTAACTCGTATGCTTTCTGATGTGGACGTGATCCGGGTAAAGACAACGGAAACCAGCATGATTAAGAAAATGCAGGCTATCCGTCAGGCAACCCCGGAAGTCCTCCGCAACGATCCCCGCTTTAAGTACATTATGAGCGTGAACGATGCGGATCAGTATGATAACGAACTTACCTCACGAGACTCCAAAGGAGCCAATTGGACGGAAAAGAACGCCCAGCGTTTCAAAAATACCACGATCGAGGCTCTCTCCCAGTGGCCGGACGGTATAATTATCGGAACCGTTGCGACGATGGATATCGATACAAATACGTGGGGATGCGTGAATCTTCAGGACGATATGGACGTGATCCAGATTGATAAGCTGGAGAACGCCGGAGAGCTTTATTTCTTCAAAATGCTGATGACCGCTGACACAAATACGGCTTTCGGTGAAGAGGTTGTCCTGATGGATACCCGTGTAAATAAAGCCGCCAAACTGACCGGTACCACCGTAACGTTAAACGCTTACTCTTGCGTGATCGAGGCGAGTCCGGCGGCTGATGCTTCCTGGAATATTACCGGAGAATATGCAATCCTGGGCGCCCACTTGAAGGTCGTAAATAAATCGGCCGATAAGAAAATTACTATCGGTGACGTGGTGATCGGTGGTGGTAAGTCTATCGATCTGTATTTCGACGGTAAGGCGTGGTTTACCTCTGACCCGGAGGCCGAGAATGTCGCCGATCAGGTAGATGTCCAACATATCGATGAGGAGGATGGTAACTAATGGCAAAAGTTTTACGATTGGTTCTCCATTGTACGGCTACGCCTGAAGGCTGTCCGGTGTCCTCCGGAGATATCCGGAGATGGCACACCGACCCGGTGAGTAAAGGCGGCCGTGGTTGGAAACAAGTCGGTTACACCGATATGATCCACCTCGATGGGAAAGTCGAGCGCCTGGTACAAAATAATGAGGATGCGAACGTCGATCCCTGGGAGATTACCAACGGGGCACAAGGCTATAACAGTACAAGCCGGCACGTTGTGTACGTCGGAGGCGTGGCCAGAGATGGAAAGACTCCCAGGGACACCCGCACCCCTCAACAACTCAAAGCACTGGAGGCATACGTGAAAGACTTTCACCGGCATTTTCCGGACGTGAGGATCGTCGGTCATAACGAACTGGCCGCAAAGGCGTGCCCTTCCTTTGATGTACAAAAGTGGCTCAAACAAATAGGTATTAACCAATAAATAAGACCAGACAATGACGGAGACTATTTATACTCTAATGCAGTGGCTTATTCCATCGGGGAGTCTGGCGACCGTTGTTGTCTGGCTTACGAATAAAACTCTGCGTAACCTTCGGGCGACTAAAGAAATACACGACACTTATAAAGTCATGTATGAGGACGTTAAGGTTACATTAATTGCAATATCAGATGAAAATAAAAAATTGTGTACGGTTGTCGCCCGTTTGGAACGGGCTGTTTCTAAAGCTCCGAGCTGTCGGTATTATGATACTTGCCCTATTAATCACGAGCTGCGGGAGCTCTCGGAAGTTAATGGAAAGCGCAAAGGAAGTAAGAGACAGCGTGGTGATAAGAGAAATACAGACAGTGATAAACGTCCCGGTACCGGAGTCGAAAGTGGAACTGGTGATCCCGACGGAGAACCTCCATAATTTGCCGCCGGGTGCCGTCTATGCGGATAAAAACGGCCAGGCAAATGTAAGAGTAACGACCAGGAACGATACGATTTATGTTTCCGCCTCGTGTGATAGTCTTTCCTTGCAATGCGAACGATACGAAAAGGAACTGGTAAGGATCAGGAATGACACCGAAAAGCAACTCACCGAGGTAAAGAAAAACGGCTTTCAAACGCTGTTCAAATGGTGTTCAATCGGTTTTTGTGCCGGTGTTGTATTGACGTTTATAGTAATAATCATTTTAAAACGAAAAAAGATATGGTAAAGGACGAACAGGGCTTAATGTATGGCCTGGACGAATTTTTGTTTAACGGTAAATCCCTCGGTTTTATCGAGGAGGACTCCTTCGACTGGGGTGGTGCAAAAGGAGAAGTAACCGAGATCAGAGCCGCTCAGAAAAAAGGTTATCCGGTGAAAATCATTCCGAAATCGAACGGTACTGTAAAACCGACTTTCGATCTGATCCAGTTTAATTACGAGAACCTGGCGGCGACGATGGGCGGTACCGTTAAGAAAACCGGTGAAACTGCGACCGGATGGGCGGCTCCCAGCAAGCTCGTAACAATCACCGGAGAGGTTACGATCGATACGGACTCCGGTCAGCGGATCACTATTCCGAATTGTTTGATCTCCGCTTATATCGGTGGTAATCTGAATCTGACCTCTGTATCGAAAATCAAATGTGAGCTGGGGATCATGGAACCGGCCGACGGCGGCGATCCATTCAGTATCGATGATATCCCGGCCGGTGCAGAAGGGTAAAGGTGTGGGGTATGAATGTGGAACTGGAAACCTCGGAGGCGTTGCTGGATATCGGCGTCTCCCTTCCTTTTAAGGAGTTAAAAATCCCCTTTGTCAGGCGACGGATCAAATTACGTGTAACCATGAAACGGCCGTGCCTGGGGAGTCAGATCAGGATCGCCCGGAATTATTTAAAACTGGGTACAACGTATGAGGAGATGAAATCTTTTACAAAGGATCAGGAGATGGAGTTCCTCGCCCGGCATGGTAAAAGGATCAGTAAAATGATCGCTCTGACAATTTGCCGGGGAGCTTTCTCCGGTTGGTTCTTTTCTCCCTTCGTGGCGTGGGTGATCCGATGGTTTGTACCGGATATTTTTATCCAGGGAGCAAACCTTCGCTTTGTCACTCTCCTGGGAACAAAGGGTTTTACGAATATTATCAGATCGTCCGAAATAGCGAACCCGCTCCGGCCGAAACTGAGCCAAAAAAGAAGGGGGAGTTAAAGGGTCACATGGAGGGCTCCCATAGCCCCTTTGGTGTAATCTGGCAGATAGCGACGGAAACGGGCTGGAACAAAGATTATATCATGTGGAAAATCAATTATCAAACGCTTATGATGATGATGGCGGACGCTGTTCGCTATGTAAAGGACGATAAGAAAGATAACAAAGGCCGGGGCGGCAAAGGTAGTGCTCTCGGTTATTTTCAATCACGATTAAAAAAGTAATAAATGAAACCTGTCGAAATAGAATTTATAATGCGTGACAAATTGTCTGACGGTATGGATAATGCCGGTAAGGCCGCTACTTCTATGGGTGATAAGGTTACTCAAACGGCCGACCAGGTGAAAGCTAAAATCACCGAGCAAAAGACCGTTATTAAGCAGGTCGAGGATGATCTGAAGAATTTAGAGAAACAATACGCTAAGATGGCGCCCGGTGCCGCCCAGGCTGAAATGAAAGCTGAGATCCTCGCCTGTAAGAAATGCCTGGAGGAAGAGAAAGGCGCTCTTCAGGGGGTTGAGCAAGAATATGAGAGTACACGGGCGTCCTCGAAGCGTTTGTCGATGCAACTCCGGGAAATGCAGGACGCTATGGCACGTTTGCGCCTGGAGGGAAAAGAACTCTCCCCGGAGTATCAGGAAATGGCGAATAAGGCCGCTGTCCTGGCTGATACGATCGGCGACCTCCGTACTCAAACCAATATTTTGGCGAATGATGACGCCGGGCTTCAGGGAGTGATCTCCGGAGTGAACGGACTCGCCGGTGGCTTTACGGTTGCGACGGGTATCATGGGTGTTTTTGCCTCTGAAAATGAAGATTTGATAAAGATACAAACGAAGGTTCAGAGCGTGATGGCGATTACGATGGGGTTACAGCAGGTTATGAATACCCTGAACAAAGACTCCGCCTTCCGCCTTGTTACTGTCGTAAGGATGAAAAATCTCCTCACGGCGGCAAATACCCGTCTGGCCGTTTCTTTGGGTATTTCAACGGCCGCCGCTCAGGCTTTAATGGCGACACTTACTCTGGGGCTCTCGATCGCTATAACGGCGGCGATTGTTTTATGGGATCGGTACAGTAGCGCTCAGGAGAAAGCCCGGAAGGCTGCCGCCGATTTTGCGGAGAAGGTCGCCAATATTGCAAATAAGACGATTACGAGCTTTCAGCAAATGGTTACTGAGTGGGGTAAACTCGGTGACGATATGGAAGCCAAAAAGAAATATATCCAGGAGAACGCCGACGCTTTTAAAACTCTCGGTGCCCGGATCACTGAGGTATCGGATGCGGAAAAGCTCCTGGTCGAAAATAAGGAGAAGTTTATCGAAACCATTCTCCTCAAAGCGAAGGCCGCCGCCTCTATGGAGCTGGCCGCCGAAAAATACAAAGAAGCCCTCCAGAAGATGACGGAGGCGGAGTCTCTTCCCCAGACTAAAACACATAAGTACAGCACGGCCGACAATATAATCGACGTGTTTAAATCCAGTTCCTGGCAAACGATCGAGTATAAAAATCCAGAAGTAACCGCTCTGGAGGAAGAGGGTAAAAAGTTAGAGGGTGAAGGTAAAGCCTTTATCGAGAAAGCCGCCCAGTTCTCAGCAGAGGAGCGGGAGATTTTAAAGAGTATCGGTGTCGGTAGTGTGGATGAGGTTATCTCTGGAAGTGTGGCCGCCATTGAGGCGACTATCGCCCTGAAGAAAGAGTCCTTAAAGAAGATCACTAACCGGGCGGATTATGAGAAGATCGAAAAGGAGATCAAACAGGAAGAAAAGAAATTAAGGGCTATCACCGGAGCAAAAGACGGAAGCGAAAAATCGAAGCCGGTTAATAACCTGGCCGATCTGGAGGTAAAAGCCCGTCTGAAGATCGAGGAACAAAACCTGGCTATCCGCAAAGAGGGATACGATAAGCAGCGAGCCCAGGCCGCCCATGAGTTCGAGGCCGAGAAACAACGGATCGAGAAAGAGGAGAAGGATCGCCTCGCCCTCTATGAAAAATTAAAGAAAGCCGGGGAGAAAGTTACTCCGGAACAAAAACAGGTTATACATGACCAGGCGGCCATCCAGAGATTAAAAGCCGCCCAGATATACGATAAGCAGGTCGCCGATCTCGATAAAAAAGAGCTGAAGGAAAAAACCGACTCCTTTAAAAAATTACTGGAGCCTTACCGGAATTTTGCCCAGCAGCGTCTCGATATCGAAAAGAAGTTTAACGACGATATCGCAAAGCTCCAGAAGGCGAAAAGTGCCGAGCGCCTGAAAGCAATCGGAGACGAAATGGTCTCCGCTTTTGGTAACGGGAATGTCGATTTACTCGCCAGGCCGATGATCGATGCGGCGAAATTAGCGGAGGCCGGGTGGAAAGATGTCGGCGAAGGTATCGCCACGGTATTCTCTTCCCAGTACGGTGTTCAGGATGCCTCCGGAAAGGAAACGGAAATCCTGGTTACTCCGATCCTTCCGGATGGGACGGTATTAAGCGAGTCGGAGCTTCAGGACTATGTGGATAATGTTTTAAACGGAGCCGACGATCTCCTGAAAGCTGATACAAAAGGGATCATTATTTCTGTTGGTGTCGATGTGGACGGATCAGCCGGAGAAATGCTCCACGAGCTTCAGGGAAAGTATTATGATCTGAAGAGTAACACGGAAGAGAACGCCGACCTGGATAGCCAGCTCGATACTGGTATCGTGGAAGCCGAACAGGCAAAGAATGACGCCCTGGCGGAGCTCGACCGGGTGTTTGCAGAGAAAGACGTTTATTATCAGGCGTTAATGTCTCAACTTGGAAATATGAGCCTAAATCAGCTCTATAAAGCCCTGGAGCAAGCCGAGAAGGCGCTGGCCGAAAGTTCGGTAAATAACGGAACGGACTCGAAGCAAACGGCCGTGTTCCGTGCGAAAGTGGCCGCCCTGAAAGATGAGATAAAATACGCAAAGGCCGAGAAAGAAACCAAAGCTCCGGACGATGCGAAAAAATGGAAAAAGAACTCTGACGCCATAAAGCGCTGTAAAGCCGAGGTCGATGGTATGATCGACTCTATGGACTTTTTGGATGACTCCACAAAGGAGGCACTCCAGGCGGCGTCCAATATTGCCGGTGGTGCTATCGCTATGATCGACGGTATTAAAATGCTGGGTGTTGGAGCGGCCGAAAGTATTTCCGCCGTTGAAAAAGCGAGCGTCATTCTCGCTATTGTCGGAGCTGCGATCCAGATTATGACGGCGATCTTTTCGATGGGAGCCGCCGCCGAAAAACGGCACCAGGAAGCCCTCGCCGAGGTTGCAGCCAATAAACTGGCCATGCAACGGGAATACAATCTTCTTTTACTTCAGCAGAACCTTTTGATGAAGGAGGCGGAGAATATATTCGGCGAGCAGTCTATCGCTAAAGCTGCCAGAGCCGTGGATGTTTACCGGGATGCGATCCGCTTATATAAAGAGGAACTCCAGGGAGCCGCCCCCAAAAAGACCTGGATGGAGGCAATGACAAACGACGTTTTCGGTACCTATCAAAAACGCCTGGCCGAGTACGAAAAAGGTATCGGCGCCCTTACGAATGTAACGGTAAAGACCGGGCATAAGAAAACGGGGCTTTTCGGCTGGGGGAAAGGAAAGGATATTTATTCCGGTGTTTTGGACGTATATCCTGACCTGATCGATGGAGAGAACCGGCTGAATGTTGAACGGGCAAAGGCTATTGTCAGTACTCAGACGATGAGCGACGAAAATAAAAACCTCCTTCAGGACTTAATCGATCTTCAGGAGCAAGCCGACGAAGCCCAGCAAGCTCTCCGGGATTACCTTCAGGATACTTTCGGCGGTTTGGGCGACGGTATAATGGATAGCATAACCGACGCAATTATGACCGGTAACGATGCCTGGGAGGCTTTCGGCGATAAAGGTGCAGAGGTTCTGGAGAACCTCGGCCGCCAGATCGCTTACTCCCTCTTTTTTGCCGGTAAGTTCGATAAATTACAAAAGCAGTTAGAGGAAATATACGGGAGTGGCAAAAGTGAGGAAGAAATTGCAAAGGACGCCATGAACCTGGTCGGCGATTTTTATAACGGTATCGGTAGCGATATGGATGCCGCCGAGGATTTTATGAATAATTGGAAGGATGAAGCCGCAAAACGTGGTTTTAATCTTTGGAAAGGCGACGATGATACCGCCCAGCAGAGTGGCAAGTCCGGAGCGTTCCAGACGATGGATCAGGAGACCGGTACCGAGTTAAAGGGGCTATTTACTTCCGTCCAACAACATGAAGCGAACATCGACGAAAATGTTCAATATGTAAGCGAGGAGATGCACCAATGTACGGACTATCTCCAAAGTATTGATAACAATACAAAAGGGTGTGATGACAAATTAAAACGTATCGCCGACGATATCGAAAAAATTCGCCGGGATGGAATTAAAACGCAATGATATGGATATACTGGAAGGTCTTTTATATATCAACGATAACGATGTCTATAAGGCATACGGAGCGTTTCTCTCGGAAGATAAAGCGGGAGATAATAAAAACTATACCGCCCTGATGGAACCTCCAAAAATGAAGCCATACACGGCCGTTTCATTCAGGGAGCACGACGGGGAAAAACTGCCGGCGAAACTTACTCCGGCTTTCGAGCCCAGAGACTTTACGCTCCAGTTTGCCATCGTCGGAAACGGTAAAGCGGACTTTATCAAAAAGTACCAGGACTTTATCACCCTTTTAAAATCCGGCTGGTTGGATATCCGGCTCCCGGAGCTCGGTAAGACCTACCGGGTATATTACAAAGAGGGAACCGGATATGAGCAATTAACGCCCTTGGATGCCGGGGCGGTTGCCGCCAGTTTTAAAGTGAAATTCCGGGAGCCTATTCCCACTATATAAACATTGTTCAAATATCGTTCAAACAGCGTTCAAATGGAAATAAAAATATACAGTCAAAACGGAACATTAAAGGCGACGGTCTCTCCTTCGGATAGTTCCTCCTGGAATAAGGAGGTAATGTCCGATAATGTCCTGAACCTATCGTTTACCCATTACGACTATGTTCCGTTGAAGGTGAACGATTATGTCGATTTTGGAGGAGAACGTTTTAAGCTCCTGAAAGATTACCGGCCTCAGAAAGTTTCCAGCATAGAGTATCAGTACGACGTTAAGTTTTACGGTATTGAGTCGGAGCTGAAGAAAGCTCTCGTATTGAAAATGGTCGATAATGACAATGATACGAGCTTTTCTCTAACGGATAGCCCGGCGGCTCACCTCCAGCTCGTGGTCGATAATATAAACCGTATAAAAGGTACGAAAGACTGGACGATCGGCCAGGTAATCGATGCCGCAAACGAAGATATCACCTACGATTGTACAAATTGTTTCGATGCTCTTCAGAAGATCGCCGAGGCGTTCGGGACGGAATGGTGGATCGAGAATACAACGATAAATCTCTCCAGGTGTGAACACGGCGATCTTTTAGAGCTTGGATATGATAAAGGACTCCTGAAGATCAGTAAAGACGGGAACGATAACGCCCCATTTTTTACGAGGTTGTATCCGATCGGAAGTACCCGTAATATCGACCGTAAAACTTACGGGAGTGCTCGTTTGCATTTACCCGGAGGAGCCCAGTACGTGGAGCAAAATATCGATCTGGGGGTCGTTGAACATTCCGAGGAGTCAGCCTTTAAAGATATCTATCCCCGGCGGATCGGTCACGTTGGAGCCGTTCGTGTTGTTCCGACAATGATCGAGGGTGTCGAACGTGATGTTTACTATTTTACTGATCCGGAGCTGAATTTTAATCCGAATGATTACGAGATCGCCGGCCTGGTCAAAATGATAAAGTTCCAGGCGGGAGAATTAAACGGTCAGGATTTTGAGGTGAACTGGCACGCCGATACGAAGGAGTTCGAGATCATAAACCAGTATCCTTACGAAAATCAGCAACTCCCCGGCGGGAACCTGATCCCGAAAACGGGAAACGATTATGTTCTCTATAATACCCGTATGCCTGAAGAATATTATTGTCTGGCTGAGGAGGAGTACGCCGGGGCTGTTATCAAATTTCTGGAAAAATACAGTATCGACACGGCTATTTATAAAGCTCCGACGGATTATATCTATTTTGAGGAGCACGAAATAAACCTAAAGATCGGCCGGAGAGTTCGCCTATATAGCGACGAACACTTCGACGCCGGATATCGTGACAGCCGGATCGTGTCTTTTTCCCGGAAATTAAACAATCCCCAGGATATGGAGATCGGTTGTTCGATGGCTGTATCAACCGGAAAGATCAGCAAACTGGAGAATAATATCGTCGAGATACAAGCAGCCTTTAAGGAGCAATTAAATAAAGATGTCCTCCAGATATTGAAGTCCTGGGACAGCGCCGATCCGTCCGAGTATAACGTATTTTCCGCCCGTCGGTCAATGCGGGAGTTTCTCCTGAAGAACCAACCGGACGAAGCCAAAGCGTATATAAATTTTATGCGTGGCCTGGGCGTTTGTGGTAAACTGTTTAACGATATTCTCCGTGTCGGCGATAAAGGTGAGGCGAGTAATCAAAGCGTGTACTCTTCTCTCCGGACGAATAAGGAGATCGAGGCTGCGATCGAAGAACTGGACGATAAGTATCTCCGGAAAGATATCGAAGATACGGCCAGAGAGCTGATCCACTTCCTGAAGGGGATCGATGTAAAAGACGCTGGTGTTTTCCATGACTCTTTGAACTCTCCGGATTTTGCCTCCGGTTTTTTAAACGGTAAAGGCTGGGCGATCCTTTTACGTGAGGTTTTGAATGTGGCCGGCGCAAAGGAGAAAAAATCATACGCTGAGTTTGACGAAGTAACGATCCGGGGAGCTCTTCGGGTGTTTGAGTTGATTATAAACCAGCTCAAAGGTGAGGGCGATAACTCGGTTTTTTCCGGCATGATGAAAGTGGATCATGTCGATATCGCCAATAAAAAAATATTTTTGGATACGGGCGGCGGGTTGTTATTTAACCCGTTCTGGGGGGATGATTATCTGGAATGTCAGCGTTTTGGAGGACGTCCGGCCGCCGGGAACGATTATAACGTAACAAAACATTACGAGCTTGTGGTCTCCGGTACCGGGATCGGATCGGAAGGAGACGGCGAGAACCGTCTGGACTGGATTACTTATAACAGTTTTTCCGGATCAGAGTCGGATATCCAAAAAGGAGATGTCCTGGTTCGTATGGATAACCTTACCAATCCGGATAGAAAAGGTATTATAATGAATACAACGGTCGGGGCTTTCGCTCCTTACACCGATGTACTCTATGGTGCTAAAACCGACCCCGATAATGCGATCAAGTCCAGGAGCGGAAATCTGGCCGGTATTTATAATATGTGGTTCGGGTGGCTGAAAGGGTTCGGGGCTTTTATAGAGAACTTATACGCTATCGGTGAGTTTCACTTCCGGAACGGTGAGAATATCCAGACCCGTCTCGATATGATGGAGAACCTCTTCCGGGTCGATATGCAGAATAAGACCTATAACATGAGTGAGGAGGACAACTTCCTGAAGAACGCCTCTTTTACTGAAAATATGGATGGCTGGGAACGTGAGAACGTGATCCGGGCATACACGGTAAACGGTAAACTTTTAATGTTTAACCGTAATCTTTTCGCCGCAAAAGAGAAGGTCGCCGGGATTGTGAACCTGGACGGGCGGAATATTCTCCGGATCAAAAACAACGGTATCCGCCAGGCAAATGCCGATATAAAGAAGCCGGAGCCGACCAGTGTCCTGTATCTTACTTTTAAATTTGTATGTAAGTCGGCCGGTTATTTGACCGTCGGTTTTGAGAAACCGGCTGGATCAGTCTCTCCGGAGGGGAGCCTTCCTTTTGTAAAGGAGACGATCCAGGAAGGAACGGAGACGGAAACCCGGCAATATTCCGGGACGTGGGATGGTATCGGAGATTTTGTACTCCGTTTTACCGGTGATATATATATCGATGTGCTGGCGCTTACAAACCGTCCTCTCGATGATTTTAAGATCGAGGTCGGTACGAAGTTTGAACAAACCTCCGAAAAAATCGCTCTCCTGGGTACCAGGATCGATAATACGAATAAAACAGTTTCAAACCTCGGTATCGAATTGAGCGCTGCAAAAGAAGATATCCGTATCTGGGGAGAGAAGGTCGATAAGAATAAGGCGACCCTTACCCAGATCGGGATCGATCTCGACCTGGCGGAAGAAAAACTGAATTTATACGCCAATAAGACGGACGATATAAATAATACAGTTACGAACCTCGGTTTAAGGATGAACGCCGCCGAGTCAAAGCTGGAGTTATTCGCTCAGTTTGAGGATAAGGCAAATGGTACCCTTACAAACCTGGGAACCCGTATGAACGCCGCCGAAGGTACGATCGAGACTTATGGTCAGCGGATCAATAGCCTGGACGGAACGGTCGTGAGCCTCGGTAATCGTATGAATACAGCCGAGGGAACGCTTTCGACCTATGTAAACAAAACAAATCTGATCGACGGAAGTCTCACAAGCCTGGGAACCCGCATGAGTGCAGCCGAAAAGAAGTTTACTAATTATGTACTGACCGACACTTTTAACGGAACGGTCGGCGATATAAACGTGACTTTAAATCGCCACTGGAGTGCTATCGAACAAACGGATCATAACCTTTTACTTTCGATAAACAAGTCCACAGGGTACCCCATCAATAAGGACGTAAAGTTCCTGAAGGGGACGAACGGGATATCGGTATATAATAATTCCGGTGGATCGGCTGTAACTGTTACCCGTTATGAGACGGCGGAAAACAGCGGAGTTTTCCAGCTCCGGGTTCAGAAAGTTGTCGGGAACTCTTCTCCTGGTTTGGGTGGTTTTACCTTCTCCACTCCGACACGGGCAAACGCCGTGTTTGAGGCTCGGTTTGCGGCGAATGTTCCTAAAGGTTACACTCTGAACTTTGCCTCTAATGCAACGGGAAACAACGGCCGTACTTTATGGATCACGGATAACGTCGGTACCGGGGACTGGAAGGAGTATAAGTTTCAGGTCTTTTGCGGTGACTCCGGAACCTTCTCGACGACTAACTTCTTTTATCTGACCAGGGATAATAATACCGATACCTATAATACGGCTGTTACCTGGTATTTGAAAGAGGCGACGGTATTCGATTTGTCCGGATATGAAGACCCGGTAACATATATTAATTTGACCGATGATCTGGCAAAGATTAAGGCGAAGCGTATCCAGTTCGAGGGTCTCGTTACTGTTAATGAGAAGTTTAAAATATTGGAAAACGGTACGATTGAGGCGGTGGACGGAAAGTTCAGCGGTACTCTTACTGGTGTAACCGGGTCTTTTAAATCTTTGGATTGTATAAATAGTGCCGGAAAAACCGTCGGAGGGATATCGTTCGGGAGTGACGGGAAAATGTGGTTTAGTGGAGATTTGTATCACCAGGGATATGATTATGAAAAAAGTCGTGGATATCGGTTTTATACCGCTGATATTTGGTGTCGTGGCTCCTTTGGCTCCTCCCAAAGGAATACATTGGTCGTGTACGGGTCTTACGCTTATTTTTATGTGAACCGGCTCGGCGGAACGGGGCGTGTGTATAAATCGCTAACCTCGGCCAAAACTTCAAACGGTACAACGTATTACATTATTCCGCTATACGGAACGGAAGGAGACGCTGCTGGCTTTCCTGTCGATCAGGTCGTGATAAATACTTCAGGAACTTATCGGTATGCTTTAAGTGGGGATTGTAGTCAGCGGGTGATGGTTATTAACGCAAACGACCAGAATAGTAATATTTACATTATTGTAAACGGGAATGAGGTACGATGGGCAGGAGGAGAAATGGCGGAATGTTCAAATATAGTTGATTTTATGAGTCCGTCTCCAGCTTCAAACCTGATAGGGAGAGGTTGGATGGTTGGCGCCTTCAGAGATAATAACTGGTCATAAATTTTTAATAATATGAAAGCGATTGATTTTAGTAAAGTTCTGGTGGAATACCGGATCGGAGAACCGGAGGAAATGGACGTCCGCCGGTCAGTAGCAAACGAAATAAATCAGCATACGGCGGATATCGGTCTGGCTGATTTTGCCCGAAAAATATACTATTCGGAAGAGCCGGTCGAAATACCGGAGGAATACGTGGATAAAATCGTCCTGATCGTCACCCATTCGAGTACGATCATAGCCGCCGCAAAAACAGCGGTTACAAAGTTGATCCGGGAGTCTTTCGAGATCGTTCCGGGCGGTACTTTGGAAAATAATGTGGAACCCCATAAAACAGAGGAAAAATGAAAAAAGTAGAGGACAAAAGAAGCCAGGCGTATCAGTCTGAAGTAAAAGGCACGAGTATTAAAATCGATTATCGTGCAAGTATTGAACCGACCGACAAAGGAGAAGAGGTCGTCAGCATTTACGGTACTATCACGAAGGACGGTAAAAATATCGGTAGTGTTAGTTACGAAAAAGTTCCGGATCGTATGCACATAACATTCGAGCCTTTCTCCGGTACTACTTTCAAAGAGAAACAAGCCGTTACCGCCGTTGTAGTGACTGACGTAAACGAAGTATTAACAGCAGAATAACCGGAGTATGGCTTATAAGCGTGAAGAACTTGATTATATGGCCGCTCAGATGCTCCCGGTTATTCTGGAGAAACTGGGTGTCGAAGCTCAGGGCGTTTCGGAGGTCGAGGTCGTTAATGACCTTACCGGTGTTTTCACGCTTCCGGCTTACAAAAAGGTGGGAGGCGTCGAGAAGATCGTGGAGGCTCCTCTGGAGCTTCTCTCGAAGCCGATCGATGACGCCGTGGATGAATGTAAGGAGGCGGCCGGTAAAGCAAACGCCGCCGCTTCTGCCGCCAATACGGCCGCCGGTAGTGTGAACGCTGCAAAAGATGCCGCTCAGGAGGCGGCTAATAATGCGAATAACGCCGCTGCGAGTGTTGAAGCGGCCAAAACAGCCGCTAACACAGCGGCGGCGGGAGCCAATGCCGCCAGGGATGCCGCCAATACGGCTACGACTAAGGCCAATACGGCGGCTGACGGAGCCAACGCCGCAAAGGTTAGGGCTGAGACTGCCGCCCAAAATGTGGAGGCCGCTACAAATGCCGCTAATGCTGCCGCAACGGCCGCCAATATAGCGAAAGCCGGGGCGGATACAGCCACTGGGAAAGCCAATACTGCCGCCAATGCTGCCAATACGGCAAAAACCAACGCCGATACAGCAACCGGGGCGGCTAACACTGCCGCTTCTTCAGCTAATACGGCCGCTACAAATGCTAACACGGCCAGAGATAGTGCTAACCTGGCGGCGGCGGGAGCCAATGCCGCCAGGGATGGTGCCAATACGGCAAAGGTCAATACTGAAGCGGCGATCCGTAACGCTCAAACAGCCACAACGGCGGCTGAAACTGCGACCTCAAACGCCAATAAAGCAAGCCAGGCGGCTAATACGGCGGCTGATGCTGCCAATAAGGAGGCGTCATCTACGACAACGGTGAAAAATGAAGCCCAGGAAGCCGCCGCACGGGCTAATACGGCGTCGTCTAATGCAGAGGCGGAGATCGCTAAAATGAAGGAATTGCAGCAATCCATAAGCGGAGCGGCCTCGTTATCCCCGACCCGTATGGAACTCACGTACTTGAAGGAGATATCGACCTGTAACCCTTACCACCAAAAAATCGGGTTTAAGTTGTTGCCGTCATTCTCTCTCCAGAATGTTCTTTTCCTTCCGGCCGGAGGTGAGTCGGTGTCCGTTGATCCGAGTGGTACTCTTACGATCAATAAAACGGGAATAACGAGATTTTATGTTATCCCCACGGGTGCAACCCATTTATATCAGGCTATATCGATTACGATCCGGTCTCCTAAAATCAGGAAAACGTCCGGTGGAAAGATGCGTTTATCGGGTGGTAAAGTCCGTGTTTTTTAGAATAACTTTTAAATAAATATTTGAAATGACAGCAGATCAAGAAAACAGATTATTAACAATGTTAGATGCCTTTGAAGGCGGCCAGACGATTAACGATTTGCCTCTGGCTACCGGTAGCCTGAAAGACTTAAAAATTGAAGTTTTCGACGGTACCGGCGACTCTAAAAAGTTGAATTTAACGGAGGCCGTGGTAACGACTAATTATGAATGTTGCGGTCGGTACTGGGATACGGCGAACTCCACTTATAAGGCTGCCGGGTATTACGGTAGTCTGGATATGCTCCGGAACCTTCCTTCTTTGCTTGGTTTGGGCTGTTATCTGGTACAAGATGACCGCTCAAAGAAAAAACTCGACCCGGTGGATCATTATCGTTTCTCCGACGGGTCTCCGGCGAAGCTCGACGGAACAATGGGTCAGTATATGTGGTGCTGGAGCCGTGGTTTTTGGTTCAATACCTGGAAAGAAGGTACTCAGGAGTTTTGGGTGGTATCTTTTAATGATCCTATTCCGGGAAAAGAGTCGTACTATATTCCGCCTGGAGGTCTTTCCGCTTTAGGCGGAGGAGTGATGGATCGGACAAATAGTATTCTTTGTTCCGTTATAAACGATGCTCCTCAATTTCGTGGCGGAGGTAATCAGGTCGATTGGGACGGAACCTTCAGGAGTCAGCTCGGTATGGTTGCGACCGCTCTCCCTTATCGGAGTTTTTCGACTTATGCAAGGAAACGAGGTGAAGGCTGGGACGCAAACTGGTATGTCGCCCAGGCGGTGCCTATTATTCTATTTCCGATTATTTTCGGAACGCTTAACTGGCAGGAAGGATATAACGCCAATAAGGACGCAAACGGCCTTTATCAGGGCGGAATGGGCTCCGGAGTAACTAATATGCCGAGCTGGGATCAATGGGGCTATTATCCTATTATTCCGACGTCTGTCGGTGTTGAGCTCGGCGATGCTTGCGGGGTTGTAACTTATAACGTAATGAACTCCGCCGGCGCTTTGCATTATGCAGCCCCCGTTCCCGTTTTCTTTGGCCTTAAACACCCGTTTGGGCATATCTGGAAAATTGTAAACGGGGAGGTTATCGATGCCGGAGCCGAGAAAACGATCGCTTATGTGGCGAAGTCTTTATATGCCGGGTGTAACGTTGATAGTGTGGCCGGATTGATAAAGGGGACGGAATGTTCCAGGACTGAAGGTTATACAAAAAAGTATTCAATGAGTAAGTTATGCGGTGTCGCTACTTTGGTCGGTGGTTCTCCTTCAACTTATTTTTGCGACTACTTTTATACAAACGCTCAGTCCTCCCAGGGTCTCCGTTCCCGGCTGGTCGGTGGCAGCGCTTACTATGGTACGTTTGCGGGTGCGTTCTACTCGAATGTCAATGACTCGTGGTCGTCTACGAATGCCACGGTTTCGTCTCCACTCTGCTATTTTGAGGCCGACCCTATAATGGAGTAGGCCGACCTGGCGAAAAAACGATCCGAGCGAAGCGAGGCGGATACGAAAACGGAAATGTGTTCTTTGAAATTTTTTCATTCCTTTATGAGAGTTTTCCGGCGGGTGGTAATACTCCCGCCGAAGGCGGTCGATTTTTTTAAGAAATAGAGGGTTAAAGGGTTAAGATACCTCAAAAAAATTTCGGGTTTATGGTCAAATGTCGTATTTTTGACGCCATAAAATTGCTCGGAGTAACTCCGTCGTCTTTTTTATAGGTTGTTTCTTTGGAATTGTTGCAGTCTCCGTTCCCGGCTGGTCAGTGGCAACGCTAACAATGGTACGAATGCAGGTGCGTTCTACTCGAATGTCAATGACTCGTGGTCGAATACGAATGCCACAGTTTCGTCTCCACAATGCTTTGCACGCAAAAGTATGAAGATACTGAAAACCGAGATGAGAAAAACCTTGCCACTTGGCAAAAGATAACGACGCTAAAAGGATGCTGGTAGGCTGTTTTCAGCTCGAAGGCTTCCGAGTACGCAAAGCAGAATTTTAAGATACAATGGCACAACGGCACTATGACACTATGATCCAAAATGAAAAGATATGGCAATCTATACGAGCGGATATGCTCTTATGACAATCTGGTAGAGGCTTTCGAGTGTGCGGCAAAAAAGAAGCACAAAAAGTCTTATGTGAAAAAGTTCTCTTTCCGTTTGGAAAAGAACCTTTTGCGGATACAGGAAAAGCTCCAAACGCTGACCTTTCGCACCTCTGAGTACAAAACGTTTAAACGTTACGAACCAAAGGAGCGGATTATCTTCAGTCTGCCTTTTCCCGACCGGATCGTTCACTGGGCTGTAATGCTCGTAGTAGAGCCAATCTGGACTAATTATCTTACCCGTGACTCCTACGCCTGCGTAAAAGGCCGGGGTATTCACCCGTTACTTAAAAGATTAAAGTCTGATCTCCGGAAATATCCGGATGAAACGACCTACTGCCTAAAGATCGACGTTAAAAAGTTCTATCCCTCGATCGATCACGATATTCTTAAAATGGTAATCCGGCGGCGGATTAAAGACCCCCAATTATTAACGTTATTAGACGGGATCGTGGACTCCGTTCCTGACGGATCAGGTGTTCCCATAGGGAATTATCTCAGCCAATTTTATGCGAATATTTATCTTTCGGAGCTGGATCACCAAATGAAAGAACTTTATAACGTCCGTTTCTACTATCGTTATGCCGATGATATCGTAATTCTTTCAAACGATAAGGCCGAACTCCACGCCCTGGTCGTGGCCATAAACCACTATCTGGTCGAGTTCCGCCGGCTTTCTTTGAAAGGTAACTATCAGGTTTACCCGGTCGAAGCGAGAGGGATCGATTTTGTCGGTTACGTTACATATCATACTCACGTCCTGGCACGGAAAGCCAATAAGAAAAAACTCTGCCGGACTGTTGCCGGAATGAGGAAAGCCGGTCTAACCGACGAAGATATCCGCCTTCAGACCTCCAGTAATGTAGGGTTTATGAAGCATTGTAATAGCAAACATTTATTAAAAATACTCGGAATAGGAATGAAAAAGTTTAGCGAAATTAAACCGGATAGTGGTAATTTCACAGGTGATAAATACCACATCGATACGATTATTAACAGAGTGATCCATCTGAAACGTTTTGAGGTAGGCGACTCGAAGTTTGAAAAAGGAAAAAAGTGTCTCACGATACAGTACGATATATACGAGCAGCTCCGGGACTCCTCCGGTAATCCTCAAACGAATGAGGACGGAACCCCTAAAGAAGGCTGGGTCGAACATATAACGTTTACCGGATCGGAGGCTCTCGCCAAACAACTGGAAGGCGTCGAACTGGATGAACCCTGTGAAGCAATGATTAAAAAACAACCGATCGGGGACAAAGGAAATAAATTCTTTTATACCATTGTTGATCCCGACTCTTAAACAAAGAGTTATGTATTTACAAGTTTATCAAGATAGAAAGAAATACGAAAGGTTTGATACAAACCATTATTTGCTCTACTTAAACGAGCAATCGGCGGAGTTTACTCCTGGAGGAGGAACCCAGTCAGCAAATGAGGAACCGGCGATCCCGGTACCTGGTTACTCTTACACCGGGGATCACCCCGATGGCGGTACACTAATAGAGGCAAAAGAGAACTCTTACGACACTTTTGTAAACGGGCTGATCCGGAAAAGATATCCGGAGGCGACCGTGGAAGCGATCCAGTCAAATATGATCGTTGCTTTAACTGATCCGGAGAACGCCCGATCGGCGGAATTTACCCAGGAGTGGAATACCTTCCAGGAATATCGGACGGAATGTAAAGCGAAAGCGGATGAAGTCCTGAGTCGATAAGAGAAACCTTTTTTTCGGGGGCGGGTAAAAGAAAGCCCCCGGCCTGTTAGTAAAGACGCCAATCACATACTAACACAAAGATGCGCCACAACGCACAGCCGAGGGCTTAAAGACCTTCTGCTGCGTTGTGGCGCTCTTTGTGCTATATTATTATGTGATTGGCTTTACAAAAGTAGTAACTATTAAACAACTGACAAAATGAAAACTCCGATTACTTACTATGGAGGTAAGCAAACAATGTTAAAACACATATTACCGATCATTCCCGAACACCGTATTTATACAGAGGCGTTTTGTGGAGGAGCGGCCGTTCTATTCGCCAAAGAGCCGGCGGAAGTGGAAGTAATAAACGATATCGATATGAATATTACAAACTTTTACTGGATGGCCAAAGTGTACTACTCCGAGCTAAAGGAGGAGATCGATAAAACCCTTCACAGCCGGGATATACACGAACATGCCGCCCATATCCTGAAGTTTCCCCAGTTCTTTACTTCGGCACAAAGGGCGTGGGCTGTTTGGGTACTTTGCAAAATGTCTTTCGCCAGCAAAATGGACGGATCGTTCGGTTATAACTTCCGGGGGAATATCCCCAGAATGATTACAAAGGCGAAAGAAGATTTTACCCAGGAGTTATGTAATCGCCTGGAGAGAGTAACGATCGAGAACCGGGACGCCCTGAAAGTGATCTCAATGTTTGACCGTCCGGAGGCTTTCCACTTTGTCGATCCTCCGTATATCGGGAGTAATTGTGGCCATTATGAAGGTTCTTTCGATGAAAACGATATGGAGGCTCTTTTAAGGCTCCTGGAAGGAGTTAAAGGTAAGTTTATGCTTACGATGTTTCCTTTGCCTGTAATCGAAGATTATGCGGCAAAAAACGGATGGATCATTCACCGGATCGAGCGAACTATTTCGGCCGCAAAAACGACCAGGAGAAAACAGGAAGAATGGATGGTCTGTAACTACGAGACCGAGGAGCACGAGGAAAAGCCCTCACTATTTTGATAGTGATATAACCTTCTGAATACTGTATAAAGATAGTGATTTTTCCTGAATTGACAATGGTTTTGAGCCATTATTTTGCATAAAAAAACAGCGTTTGAACGATATTTTTTAAGTGTTCAAACGCTGTTTTTATTTGTGTGCGTGTGGCGAAAAAGTCCTCTTTCGTTTTGAGGTCGAATGTCTCCTCCTGGAACGGTTCGTTTTGAAAAAGCGGATTTTTCGTTTTGCGGATTATATTTCTGACTGATCCCCTTCATCCCACTATTTTGCTATTCTTGGAAAATAAAAATCCCTGAACTTCTTTGAAATTCAGGGATTTACATCGTTTTGCTTTCTCTAAAAGTGGTGCCACCAGCAACCGAAAATCGGTTTGTATAGCACTATTTCTCAATAAGTTATATCTTTATCACGATGTTAGTCCCTTGAATAAGGTTTTCACAACTTTGCACCGTTCGACATCAGTTTGTATCTTGGGTACGATTTCTGAGTGCAAAGATACAACTAATATTAGAATTTCAAATATTATCCTTTTATTTGTTCTCTAAAAGACTTACCTATATCCATTATTAACTTGTCATATTTTTCTTTTGTCCTTCTATTTTTATTGATGGTGTTTTGTGCATCTGCTTTAGATATTATTTGTTGAACTTGTTCTCCACCTTCAATTTGTATTCTTATATCTATAAGCTTTAATTTTCCGAATTGGAATTGTTCAAATTGTTCTATAAGTTGAATTAATTTCTCATAATGTTCTTCTTCTATTAATAGAAGATTATCGCTAATAGCATTACGAGTAAGCCTGATTTGTTCACTGAAAGATGGTATTTGATTAGGGTCTGCTTTTTGCCATAACAAATCAGCTTGTCGTTTTGTATATAGTAGAACTTTCCATAAATCATTATACAATTCAAACTGTTTCTCTGAATATCTGAGAAACTGGGATTTTGCTTTCTCTAATTCATTTTTTGTATTTTCCAATTCAGAAGCATACTTTGTTTTTATCACTTCTAATTCTTTTTCATGTTTATTATTATAAGCGTCTAATAATCTAGTTGAAAGGAAATTTCCAAACCATTTAGATAGTGCAATAATAACAACACTTGAACCACCGATTGAGACAATGAAGGCTGTTACTAACTTTACATATTCTATCATTTCCATATTTTAATAATATAATCCGTTATTCTGCATCCAAGTATTAATACTATCAGGGTCAATACTGCCAAATAAGTATTTGTTCTTTGATAGAAAACCAACTCGTTGCCCTCTTAAATATATGGTAGGTGGAGTGGATGTATATGGATTATAAGGGCTTAAAGAAGAGTAAGGACTACCATAAGTTGAATACTGATTCTTAAATGAAGTAGCGGAATAGATACTACCATACAAACCATATTCATAGGAAATGGAATCTATATCGTATCTATTAAGAGAAAGTTTTCCTAAGAATTGCCCGTCACTAGCAATTAAAAAGGATTCACATCTTGCAATTCTATTATTGAAATCATTTATATTCATATATTTATTTTTTTATGATATATTGTTGTAATGGACTATTAGGTTTGTTAGGTATAGTCATAGAAAGAATGCCTACTTCTAAAAGTGGATTTATGATATTTTTTTTAAATCTACTTCGGTTTGTTTGTCCTACAAGTTTCATTATTTCTTGAATAGAATGGGGTTCTGAGCAATACGAAATTATTTGTTCCGCTATAGATGTATAACGTATATCCAGCTTAGGACATTCTTGGGACAAGCTTGGGACATTTATTATTTCATTTTTGATACTAATTCCTCTTTTAAATACAGCTGTAAACATCCCCTCTGTGTGAAATTCCGGTTCGGGAAGATTCGCTTCCCTCATGGCTTCTTGCATACGAGGAATACCGGATGCAACTCTTTCGACCAAGTGCATACGGGTAAATAACCCGAATATTAGTGGGTTACGTGTCATGCTTTTATGCCCGAAATTTTTAGCTACAATAGGCAAAAGTCCTCCGGGATTGGAAATCTCTACCCGGTCGTCAAACATTTCTATCATAATGCTTGCGCCTTGTTCATAGTAGTCACGATGTGACAGGGCGTTTATAATGGCTTCTTTAAATACGGTCAAAGGTATTTCCCAAATTTCCTCTCTTGGTCCTGCTCCCTCTATTTTATAAGCTACTTGCAGTTTGCTTTCCAGCCAAGACATAGCCTGTAGATATTGTTGGTACAATGAACCTCCGAAAGTTTTATCATCTATAATATAGACTTTGTTTGTTCCCTTGAAAAGAACACATCTTGTAACAGCGTGCGGAAACTTTCGTTCAGGTTGCTTACCGAAGAACATCGCTGAACCGTTCTTTGCCGTTCCATTCTCGGTAAACAGTTCCAAGTTCTCAAATATTTGTTTGTCGGGTGTGGACGGACTTAGTTTGGCTTCTG